GCGTACAAGAGACCACATGCGCCGATTAAGAATTCGGTTGTAGTCGCAGAGAAGCGGAGATATAATATTGCGAGAAAAAGTGATATCGCAACCGACGCAATTTTAATCGCTTTGCGTGTATTGAATACTTCGGTGTATTGCAAACCCAATCGCAAGTCGAGTAAAGAACGTGCCGCTTTATCGGCGCTTTCGTCATCCATCTATCTATCTCCTATCGAAAATACCGCAGGTCAAACTGTTGTTCCAGCAAACCAGGAAACGCTTCGTTGACGACGGCTTTTGTACAACGATAGGTGCTGGGAAATTTACCGTCCTTCAGCGCCAACACAATCGCCACTTCATCGACATGAAGTCGTTCCAGCAATTGCTGAAACAATTGTTCGCGTCGACGCGGCAATACAGGCGACCCGCCTTTGATGAACAGGTAGAGTATGCGAAGTTCGCGCATCAAATGTGAGGGCGTCAATCCGATGGGGCCCACATCCTGTTTGAACGGCGGCGCGCCTGGCGGCATCTCCCACTCAACGTCCGAGTGTGCGAGCTTCAACAGATACCCCAGCCCTGTCGAATAATGCCCTTGCAGCCACGCAACTTTATCCGCGGCTTTCGTCAGTGTCTTCTGGTGTGTGAGAATTTCTCCAAGCTGTCGAGCTTTCATAGTGATACCTCTGGCGTTGGTGCCGCAAGCAAACGGCAAATGTTCTTGAGTGACGTGACGGCAATGGCCATTTCGTTCTCGCAGTCGGCGGTCCATCGCTGCGTCTGTTTGTAGTGCTTCAGTAATTGACGACAGACAACCAACGTGTGTTGTTGATACTGCGCGTGGCGTTCCTCCGGTGTTAGTTCAGGTGCATCCGGCCTGCCCGCGGCCAATCGTTCGTCCCGTGCTTCTCGCGTTTCGAATGGGACAAGTATACCAGACATTATTCAATCACCAACATTTCAACTGGTGGGCCTTTCTTAATGGCCGACTCCAGCAACGCCTTCCACGCAGGAATTCGCGACTCAAACGAATAGAACTGCTGATAGTAATTGCTCTGTGCCTGCAACGTATATTCAGTATGCTTGCTGCTGTAAGCATCCAACGCCTCTCGCATACGCCCGACAGTATTGACGATCATGGCCTCTGGGCGTTCATCGTATGGGAACATCCACGCCCACTCTGCACACGTCTCTGGCAACGCCCCGTAATTGCTGGTGATGACGAGACAACCTGCCATCATGGCTTCTTGCACAGCCATACAGGAGGTTTCCGCATACACTGAAGGATAGACAAACACATGCGCCTCGTCCAATGCCTGACGCACGTCCGCATTCGGCTGTGTGCCGTGATAGATGATACACGGATTCTTTCTGAGAATATCATACAGCGGTTCGAACTCTTTATCCTGCTCGTGCCATCCGTAAATATTCAACGAAGAATACACATGGAGTTCCCAATCCTCACGCTCTTTCGCTAGCACCTCGGCCGCAGCACCGAGAATGGCAAGTCCCCGATGTGGAGTGGAGGTATAGATGAACTTGAGCTTGCCGTCGTAGGGTTTGGGAAAAGACGATTCGCGATAGGGGACCCCATTCTTAATGACGGTGCCTTCACTATATGGAATACCGAGATACATATTATACTGCTGTTGCTGCCAGTGTGAAGCGAACACAATGTGATTAAACTTTGTGCGATAACTCTGGTCCTTCAACGCAGCGGACGCGGGGTCCTGCGGCAAATCCTGACACCACAAGATACGCGGCTTGTCTTCAAAGGTATAGTTCTCGGGACGCGACATCATAATCTGTACCTGACTGGTCAGTTCAGGCAGCGCCTCTTGCAGATTGGCGAGAATGAGTTCGGTACCGCCGAGGGGTTTGCTTGGTGCTATCACATCAGACATAATTATTTACTATCCTTTGGAGTAATGATTCTTGGCATTATATCCCGTAACGACGAAATTGCTTTTTGAGATTTGGCGCGTATGCGGGCCGCCGCATTGAGGACAGCAAGAGTCTTTCGAATCTTGGAGGGTTTGGAAAGCCAACTCACTAGTGGTTTGACAACGTTCACAATAAAAATCCCATCGCGGCATAATGTTAACGAGGCACGTTGATATTTATAAGTGGAGCCGATGGAGGGATTCGAACCCCCGACCTTCACCTTACAAGAGTGTTGCTCTACCACTGAGCCACATCGGCGTATGAAACATTAAAACGTCACAGAGAAGAGCCCACCAATACGATTAATCGAGGTGCCTGATGTTGTTCCGATGTATGGTGACACCCAGAGATTCGTAAGGGGATGCGCCCCGCTCATGACCGTGCCGAGGTTCAAGGATACGGGTAGCATGCCGAAGCTCGTCTCGGTGTTATTGTGTGCGACCACAGGTGTAGCTATCGCCCAGCGTGTCTTCTCGGTGCTGCGATTGTTGCCTCGCTTCAGCCAGGGCGTTCCAACGAATACCGTGAGTGATGATGCGCCGCTCGGACCAGCAATACGCCCCACGCCTCCCTGCACCCCAAACTTGACGTACCAATGCGGAGGAGTGGCAGCTGCCGCAATGGTTGTCGTCTCGGTGACGGGAATGGGTGTGCGCGTCTCACCCGGTCCGATTTCGTATAAACGAATCAGATTGGTCGGCACATTTTTCTCATTGCGCCCTGTGGTATTCAGAATTAGAAATTTCTGTGACAACGTGTATTTTGCATCTGTGCCTTCGGCCAGAAAATTCAATCGGAAGTCATTGAACGCCACGCGAGACTGAACAGGCGGCACCAACGGCGGCGGTGATTCTGGGGAAAGCGCGGACATCCACGGCGGCGCAACGTAAGGCAAACCGGCGATGGGAATGTGCCCAAATGTTGGTACATTGGGCGCCGCTTCAATGGGTGTCACAACAGCGACACCACCACCTTCTGAGGTTGCTGTTGCGAGTGACAGCGACAACTCCGTTACCAGCACTTCAAGATTCCTGTTCTCGGCAAGAAGGATATCCACGGAAGGCAGGTTAGCTGGCGCGATGTATCCCTCAACAACATCGGGGGTTAGTTCCTCCACCGGAACCTGAATGGTGGTGACACCCGGTGCAGGATGATCGATGGCGAGAATTGATGTTGCCTCATCCGGCCCACTCAGGCGCCCTGCAACAAAGACGAGCCCCAGGACGGCGATTGCCCCCGCAGCTTTCATAACACGTAGAGACGGCATTGCCACGCGTGGTAATTCTTCAATAAACATACTCACAACCTAACTCTTTCTCTCTTATCTGTTTCGTTTGCGACTTTGCGCGGCTATTGCTCTGCGTCGCCGGTTCTTGTTCTTCCGAGCCTGTATGTTAGTTTTTTGACGCTGTTGCCGCCCCGCCGCGGCGATAGTGCGGCGTATGTGCGAGAGTTCTGTGGCTTTCAATTCTGCCCTTGCCAGCAGTGCGTCTGGGGAGGGGTCTGTCTCGGGTGTTAGTTTCACCGGCGACGTATCCGTTGGCGGCACTTCATCTTCGGGAAAGACGACATCATACTCCATTTTTTAATCTCCTGATCATCGAGTCTAACGGCATCCACGGAGAACCCACCCACGAGGAATCATTCTTCTCTGTGTGCATTTCCTCGGCCTCCTTGCGAGATATTGGTTCTAAGGCAAGAATGGTATCACCCATGTATTTTTGCTGCCACTCCTCTATAATCTGATCGGCCGGCGGCATGTCTACGATTTTTTCTGCCTCTTCTGCCGTTTCGCTTTCCACCAAGTATCGCATACGAAACGTGTGGAGTGTCTCTACAACAAAGAGTTTCGGCGTCGTTGTGTTCTTTTTTGACATACTGAATTATACCACATTATTGTACTGGGAGCAATTCAGTCTGCATCTCATGTGCCTTAGCGACCGATTCAAGTGCGTTGGTAAGCTGACTATTGATAGCTATAAGCGTTTCCTCATGTCTGTGCGCTTCGTAGAGGAAGACACCAATCATGGCAAAGCATATGACCCACGGACCAAACTTATTGACGACTGTTTCAAATGCTGCTAGCATTGTGAATATTCCTTTTATGTTATGATTTTGGCTTAATTGCCATACGACATGTGTTGCAACAATTGTTCCGCCGGCATCTGACGATTCATTGCGAGGTCATAATCGCCGGTGAACATAATATATTCACGAAGTCGCCGGTCAACAAGTACCCGATTGCGTTGACTCTGTGTGGTGGCCGTCATCAAGAAGTCTCTTACATCGACGGCGCGACCAAGGTCGACTTTCTGCACGATGGATGTATTCACGCGCCCCGTATTCCACGCGACACTAACCAACGCATCAAACATCGGTGATGTCAGCGGCGCACAGGTGCTTTGTGTTACGATGTGCGCGTATGTCATCAACTGCGTGTCAAACTCATCCTCGACATCTGCCTCGGTTGGAGAATTTGGATAGGTGCGTGTGACTGGCATGCCTTGCCAGGTATGCATGCCATATCCAATGGCATATCCGTTACGGTCATAATATTGCTCCAGTTGCAGCCCCTCGTGTTGTCGAATAAAGGCTTTCCCCCGTTCGCTGATCTGTTCGGGTCGTGGACCGCATTTTTCTTTCTCCTCGCGGCGAACCCGGTCTGACCGCTCGGCCACTCTTTCCGCTGTTACGTGAGCGACTACCGTCATTACCGTTTGAACGGACTCGACGTTTCTGACAACAACTATGGCGTTTGCCATTTCAATTGCCATTATAATGCTTGCACTCAATATTAATGCAGCAACGATCACACAACCGGCGCCGCGCACGATATTATACATGCGGCCTCCTTTAAGATACTGTAATTATAGTTGATACGAGTCAGATTGTCAAGCGCCGTTTGGTGCGGCGTGCTTGGCAATCCAATACGCATCAGCTATGTCAGCGAGGGGAGATTTCGCAAATGATGCCGTCTTGGCAGTTCGTGGAAAGAACACGGGGCACCAGGCTTTTGCGAGTGGATACTGTTCAAGGAAAGCGCGAGTCATTCGTTTTTTGTCTGCGTTGCCTTTTCCTGTCGCAAACTTCTTGACCGCGGTTGGAGCAACGGTGGTGATGGTGTAGTTTTGTTGATAGAGTAGATACTTCAGAATGCCCGTGTGTTCGCCGATATGAAACACGCGGCCGGTTGCACTGAACGCATAATCTTCAAGGGCGACGGTTCGAATATCTGGCCATTGTGCCAGCCATGCGATGACGGACTGCGCGATAAACTCCGCACGTATCATCATCTCTGTGCTTGAGATGACCACGGTAGTCAGTGCCGGGAGCGGAGGATAGTCACGCGAATGCGCCATCCAGAACTGCGGAGTCTCGCTATAGGCGCAGACCGCCGGGCACGACATTGAATAATCTATCCCGATGTTCATTCGTCGTCGTCATCCTCGTCTTCGTCGTAATCTCCGTTCAGCAATTTGCTGGTATTGACATCATCATATGAAAGCAGCACCCCGTCGCCACAGTAGGGACAGAACTGCACCGTATCCGCATCGATGCCGCAGATGACACAGACACTTGCACAGTTACTACACTCGATTGACGCTGATTGTTTTGCCATCGTTCTGTCCTTTCGTGTCAACTATTTAGTGCTTCCTTGCGAGGGGATATCGACTATGTCACATGCGCCTGCTACACAGGCCAACTCTTGGCTGCCGGTGGTGGTGTCCGAGTTCTCATACACCGACAGTTTGGTCCAGTCCACATTTGTCGGCGTCTTCTTTACCCATTCCTCGTATTCCTCTTTGGTGCAATCAATATACGGTGCCTGTTTGTAGATGTGTTCTAGGTTCGGCAGGAACGCGAGGCCCGAGACGGTGTCGAAGTGTCGGTAAATCCATGCGCCCACATCTAGCCATTCCTCTTCTTGGACATAGATCGTCGCGCTGGGTTTATGTTCGCACCAATGGTTCTGATATAGACGCCAGAACTCTAGTTGTTGAATCGCGGTGCGTTGGTTGCGTGTGATTGCGCCCTTCGGGGCTTTCTGTGGGAAGTAGAACACCCACGTGTGGTCAGGGCGCGTAACATCAGATTCCGCATAGAACCCCGACTCAATCATCAACTGTGCCAACGGATCTTTCTTGTCCGCCCGTACGGTGCGAATATAATACTCAGCGTGCCGTGCATGAATACCTGATGCGGAGTCCACAAGATTGC